TGGTTCAGCTCCTTTGGGTGCATAAGTAAATGGAAGCGACACCATGACAAATTTCCATGCTTTTGCGTATCATGGGCTAATTAGTTTAGCTAAGACTCATTCCTGTATTTCTATAGGAAATGAATCTGTAGCTTTACTAAGATCAACAGAGTAGAAAGTCTTATGACCTTGTTGTAAAAGTCGCTGGAAGTGCCCCTGATCATGAGTACAATCTGCTTCAAAAACTTTTAATAACTCCATCAAGGAGTCATGTAAAGGTTTAAGAACAGTTTGTGATCAATAATCTAGGATACCTACCACACGGCTCTTTGCTTCAGGGTCATTGACAATGGAAAATTTTCTTATTATTGATTTTTCTTTCAATAATTTAGAAAATATTTCCAAGTATACTTTGTTGATAGCGAACTGACCATAGTCAATGATTTTTGCTAACCTTGAACTATTCCCCAGGATCTTGATGTTGTCCATCAGATCACCGGGAAGATGTTTAAGATCTAGCATTGCACTGACCATGGCCTGTCCGTTTGGCCCTGATTTCGTTGAAAGATGGAAATTCTTTCATGTCGGTCGTTGAAGTTTCAGAGGGAGTTTTGCCATCACCTCACTAAGCAATTTATAATCTATCTTGCTAGTGACAGGAGTTATAATAGCCTCAAATGAGGGTTTGCTAGTACCTTTTATGGTTCTAGAAACCTTCAGTAGAGTCATTATAACCCTGATACCATTCTTGTCGGTCTTTCTAATTCAATCTATCATTAATCCCAAATCAGCTGGAATTCCATCTGATGTAGTTTTAATGTTTCATGGATTAGTTAGAAGAGGTTCTCCACAGAGATACTTAGTAACTATCAATTGAATCTTTTTGATTCTATTAATAGTATCTAAGTTCCCTCTGGATGACTGTCAAAGTTGAACTTTGGACAGCCACAGAAATGTGGCCTGCTCAGCATGACTAACGTGAAGATAATTGCTATTCAATCAATTAACAATTGACTGAATGGTAATATGCTTGATGTTTAGTTGTGTTTTTGTAGCTTTATTTTTTATAAAGTGCCCTAAGGGAGTCTTTGGACCGGCAAGTGAGGGTAGGGTGCTAGCCTTCCTCAGCTTGACCTGGCAACATCGGGCCATTGTGAAGCCGCTTAATGAGAAACATATCAACATCTAATGATATTTCTTGATTAAGCTAGCAACACTGGCGTCCGATCCATAAGATACCTTCATTTCTAGGGAGCAACGGTGATACGACAAACAGCTATCTCTCTCTCCTTTTTTAAGGGATTGAGGAGCCACGTATTGCCGGGGACAGAGATGCAACCATGTGAACATGGGAGCATCGGGAACCGGAAGGAGAAAGACC